GCAAAAGTAGCGGGAAAAGTGGACCCCATTGCTGACGTAGAAAATTTATCTGTTAGTGATGCAACTGGCTTGCAGGCTGTAGCAACCCAGCTGAATGCACTAATTACAGCGCTGACCGCCGCGGGCTTGATGGCGGCAGACGAATAATCGGAGGTGGATGAATAGATGTACAAAGTTTATAGCCAAGACGCCTTAAAGGCTGAACGTCGTCAGGGAACCTATACCCAAAAAACTCCTTTCGTAGTCAACGGGAAGGTTTACGAAGTTGAAAAGAAAATTATCAACGGCGAAATGGAAACCTTCGAGCTTGCCAAGCCCGTTGGCGAAATGCTGACTTCGGGTTCTCTAGAGCAGTTCAAGGATTTAGTGAGGAAGGTAGTGTTGGACGTTGAACTGGGAAGAGAACAGGTTCAGCTCCTGTATCAGCCTATTTACGAAAGACTTCAAGACGCAAACATGCCTAAGGTAATTGACGCTAAATGGGCACTTTACGGAACTGTTGTATTTACTGAACACATGGAAGGCGAAGAAGTTAAATTCGGCCGTTTACAGGCTGAATACGGGCCGATTGCTAGAATTCTAACCTATACTGCCGGATTTGAATACACCCGGGAAATGAAGGATTTCAATGATTCCTTCTCTATCGAACTTCTGAACCGAGCAATGGGCGAAGCTTACAACGCTTTACTGAACCACATACACCTGAGCCCGATAATTAGCTTCAACTACAAGGATAACAACAAAACCGCCTTCCAGGGCGATGCAGCCGAAGACCTGTGGGTGAGATTCTACAAGACGCTGAACAAAGCTTTGTCTGATGCTAGAATTGCGAAGAGACCCGGCACTGTATTGCTAGCCTCCAGCTATGATAGGGACAACGTTGAAATGGCCTTGAAGGGCGGATACCAGATTGGTGGCACTACCTATCCCGCTGTATCCGGTATTGAATCCGTGATTTACTACGATGGCTGGACAGCTCAGGTAGGCCGGAGAACTTTTGAATATCCCGGCGTAACTCCTGGTAAAGCATACCTCATCAGACCCAAACGTGGATTCAAGGAATTAGTCAAACAGGATTTGAGAATTGAAGCAACCGCTGGAGACCTGTCCAGGCTTATTGAAAGTCAAATTGTCGGATACGCTTACCGGGGCGTATATGCAGCAGTAGAGGAAAACGTACAAGAAATCAGCTTAACTGCTTAAGGCGGTGAAGTGAATGGGTAAATGTATTGAATGCACCCGGTTTCCGTGGGTGCTGGGCGCTGATTATTCCATGTTACCACCAATGAAATGCGCTAAGGAGTTAGATGCCCGGCGGTGGACTAAAGAAACCGCTAGCCCTTGAACATAACTGTCCGTATTACAACGGGCCGGAGGCGGTGAAGGATAATGACGCCGACACCAGAATCGAGAACAAAGTTGAGGAAACTATTAGACGAGCCAATTCCCGCAGGCGGAAGTGATGCGGATACTCGCTTTACAGATGCGGATGTAGATGAACTACTAATTGACGCAACAAACATATACGAGGCCGCTGCTGCCGGATGGACAATAAAGGCCGGGATGTTCCAGCGAGAACTGGGGCAAATTCAAAGCTATTCCGTGGGTCAAGAACGTTATGATATGCGGCAGTTGCAGGATATGGTGAACTATGCCTTGAAGATGGCCGAGACCTATAGTCGCATGGCCGCCAGCCGCATGGGTAGCGTGATTCTGAAATTCAAGCCGCCGGAGGTGTTGTGACATGGACTTAGTAGCTCTCCGGCGGCAACATACCAAATGGGCTATTCAGCAGAACCCAACGACAATTACAATTCACCGCACAGAGAAAATTGATATGGGTGGCTACTTCGAGGAAGTAGAAAGCGAAATAGGACCCTTTGTTGTGCGGATTTATCAATATGGAACATGGATGCCGCAGGAAGTTAACACTCTGGCTGGCATTAAACAGGTGGACAGAACATGGGGAATGTTGATGGACCATGACGCGGATGTAAAGGCTGGCCCTAATGTACTGGATGAGTTTGAAGCGCTGGGCATGGGTAGGTTTCAAGTGCTGGCCGTATACCCGCAAGTAGTAAAAAGCGAGTTAGTAGGCTACCAGGCGGTCTTGGAGAAGGTGAGCTAGATGGCATTAGGTGACCAAACAAGGGAGTTTTTAGAGCGCAAAAAAGCCGGGCTTTATGCATTGCTCCAAAATTGGGCCGGTACGATGGAGGGCTATGCCAAGTCCCATGCCCCCTGGACGGATCGAACGGGACACGCAAGGCAGGGATTGCACGGAGGCGTAGAATCATCGGGCGATGAGCTGGTCTTGTACCTTTCTCATGGTGTTGAATATGGAATATGGCTTGAATTAGCTCACGGAGGAAACTACGCTATTGTAAGGCCTACGGTAGACACTCACCTTTCTCGTATCAAGAAG